GGCGAAGATGATCAACGCTCTGGGGCAGAACGCCAAGATCACCGACCCCAAGCAGATGCAGCAGGCGCTGGAGGCGATTGCCTACCAAGGGCAGGCGGGCAGCTTTGAAGCGGCCGACATGGCCAAGTGGTTTCCCGAACTGCTGGCTAACATGGCCAGCAACGGCATCACTGGTTTGGACGCGGTGACGCAATTGGGCGCCATGTTGCAGGTGCAGATGAAGCAGGCCGGCAGTTCGGACGAAGCGGCCAACAACCTGAAAAACTGGATGGGAAAAATCGGTTCGACCGATACGGTCAAGGCTTACGAAAAAGCCGGGATCGATTACAAGGGATCGATGCAGACCGGTTTGCAAAACGGTATGTCCACGCTTGAGACCAGCATGGCGCTGGCTCAGAAATACATTCAGGCGACCGATCCAAAGCGCGCCGCGGCCATGGCCGAAGCGACGTCAAAAATCAGCAAGGAAGCCAATCCAGAAAAGGCGAAGGCCATGATGGCCTCGCTGGAAGAATCCTTGCGCACCGGCGACCTGTTCGCCGACATGCAGGTCAAGGCCGCACTGTCGGCCTACATGCAGAACAAGGCGCTGTACAGCCAGCTCAAAAACGATTCGCGTGACGCGACCGGGATCCTCGACAAGAACCTCGCCGAGCGGCGCGAGTCGTCATCGCAGAAATGGGCGGAAATGGCCCAGTCGATGGATGACGCCATGCGCAGCATCGGCGATGCGCTGCGCCCGGTGACGGACACCGTGGCCGAGTCGTTGACCAAGGTTACTAAAGGCATCACGTCGCTGACGGATAGCGCGCCCGGGGTGGTTGCCGGTATCGCCACGGTCGGGGCGGGGCTGATCGCCTTAAAAGGTATCTTCAGCACGATCAAGATCAGCAAGGGGCTGTTAAACCTTGCGCGTGGGTCGCACGGTGGCCGGAGTGGGGGCGAAGCCCCAAATAAAAACCCCGGAGAACTTGATCTGGTAGCGACTGGCCTGGATGTTGTTTCACGGGTGAAGGAAGCTGCAACAGGCGGTGGCCTTGGTACTGAAAGTGGTGCAGGGAACGACGGCGTCAAAAAGGTTTTCGTCGTCAATGCCGGCGCTATGGGTGGCGGTGTGGATGCGTCGGGCGAATCGCGCCGACGTGGGCGTGGGTCAAGGCGCAGCACTCGGCGCCGATCGTTGCCGAGTTCGAGAGGTCCTCGCCCATCTGTGCCTCGTCCACCTGTTTCGGCTCCGCGTGCCCCTGTTTCGATTCCATCGCCATCAGCCGTTCCAAGTGGGGCATTGTCCAAGCTCGGCGTCGTCGCAGGAGCCGTCGGTAAGGTCGGCAAGGCGGCCAAGGTCATTCCTGGCGGCACGCTGCTGGAGTCCGGCGCGATGGCTTTTGAAACCTTTCAAAACGCCAAGACCAAGGACGAAAAAGCCGAGGGCTACGGTGCGGCTGCGGGCAATCTCGCCGGTACGATGGCAGGCGCAGCAGCAGGCGCCGCCATCGGTTCAGTGGTGCCGATCATCGGCACCGCTATCGGCGGCATGATCGGTGCTTACCTGGGCAGTCAGGGCGGTGCGGCGCTGGGTGGGTCGTTGGGTAAGTCGTTGTTCGGTGGCGAGGATGAAAAGCCCGAACAAACGGCAAAGGCCCCGGTGCCGACCACGCCGCTCATGCTGACGTCAGCGGCGCAGCAAGGCCCAGTGTTGGGTGATGTCGCGCGCTCGATGGCGGTGACGGCGCCGCTCAAGTCGGCGGCGCTGGCTATCCAGCCCAAGGAGCCAGAAAAACAGGTACCAGCCAAGGTGGACCAGCAATTTCAATATTCGTTGAGCATGCCGGTGACGGTGCAGGGCGACGTCAAGGACCCGCAAACCTTGGCGCAGGATCTGCTGCCGCACATGCAGCGAATGATGGAAGGCGCTGCGAAGCAGAATGCCGCCAAGCTGTATGACGAACCCCATGTATAAGGAGGCCTCATGGCTTATATGGAAAGCATGCAATCGAGCCTGAAGTACCTGGTCGAGGCAGCGGAGACCGGGCGGCGCAGTGCTGACGGCATGCTGACCCCGGTCAACGGTGCGATCCGCGAACTGACCGGCGCCGCGTCCGAGCTGGAGAACATCCCGTTCGTTGGTCCGGCCATCGGCGCCAAACTTCAGCGGGTGATGCGCGGCGTCGATGCGGCTCAAGCCAAGGTCGGTCAGGTGGTGGCGGTGTACGGCCGCGCTACCCGAGCGGCGGCTGAAGTGCAGGATCGGCTGGGCACTTTGAAGGAACAGGCGGGCAAGGCGGCCACGGCGATCAACAACGTCGCCGGCAAGGTCAGTCCGGCCCTGGCCAACATCGTACCCACCAGTTCCTTTGCCGGTGAGGCTACGCCGGCGCCGGAGGCGGTAAAGCCGTTCCCGCATCTGATGATCATTCAGCCGCGCGATCCGAAGATTGAGCCGTATTACTTCAACCTGGACACGGCAGCGTTCGACGAGTTGAGCCGTTCGACCGAATTCCGCTGGGCTTCGCAGGAGCGGCTGACGCGCCGACCGGCGAAACAGGCCATCGGTATGGGCGATGAAAAGTTGACGCTCAAGGGCACGATCTATCCGGGCTTCAAAGGCGGTTTAAAGCAGCTCGACACGCTGCGTTCCATTGGGGCCAGGCTGCAACCGCTGACCCTGACCACGGGCTATGGCGAGGTGATCGGGACGTGGTGCCTGAAAAACATCAACGAGGAACAGTCCTCACTGCTGCACGGCGGGATCGCTCGCAAACAGGGGTTCACTTTGGAGTTTGAGCGTTATGGCGACGACATGCAGGACGTCTGATGGCGACATGCTCGATGTCATTTGCAACAACGTTTACGGCCATCTGAATGGCAGCGTCGAAGCCGTGCTCGATGCCAATCAGGGGTTGGCCGATGAGCCTCAGCCGCTCCGGGCGGGCGTGATTATCGTCCTGCCGGATCTGCCCAGCCCGACCAGTGAGGGCGTCAGCTTGTGGGATTGACCCGGGGCGATGCCTTCGCCGGCGCCGCGTCGCGTTACGCGTAATGACACCTTGTTTTTCTGGCCCGCCTTGTGCGGGTTTTTTATTGGAAAAAAACCATGACTCCGATGTTTCGAATCGTCGCCGATGGGGCCGACGTCACGGCCAAGATCAATGATCGGCTGTTGTTGCTGCGTACCTCTGACAAGCCGGGCATGGAGTCCGACGAGTTTGAGTTGCGTATCGACGACCGTGACGGGCAAGTGCAATTGCCTCGTCGCGGCAGCTCAATCGAGATTTACCTTGGGTATGCCGAAACGGCCCTGACGCGCATGGGCAGCTATACCGTGGACACGGTCGAGGTGTCAGGCCCACCCGACACCATCGTGATCAAGGGCAAGGCCAGCGACATGCGTGGCAGCGGCAAGACCATTCGTAGCGGAAGCTGGGAAGATGTGCCGCTGTCGAAGATCGTGGCTGACGTGGCCGCGCGCAATGGCTGGCAGCCGGTTTGCCCGGTGTCGACCAAGGTCGCCCGGGTCGACCAGCTCAACGAGTCCGATTTTAATTTCATCACCCGTCTGGCCAAGCAATACGACTGCACGGCCAAGGTGGCAGACGGCAAGCTGTTGGTGATGCCGCGCCAGGGTGGCCAGACGGCCAGCGGTAAGGCGTTCGGCGCCATCACCCTGACGCGCAGTGACCTCAGCCGCTGGCAATTCAGTCTCGGTGCTCGCAACTCGCACAAGGCGGTGGCCACCAAACATCAGGACAAGAAAAACGGCAAGCTGGCGGTGGTCACCATCGACAACGATGACGCTCCGGACGGCTTGCCGGCAGTGCATACCGACCGTCATATCTACCCGAACAAGACCGCTGCTGAAGCGGCGGCCAAGGCCCGTCTGTCAGCGTTCAACCGCTCGACCGCCGACGTGCGGCTTGAGATGCCCGGCCGCACAGACATCTTCGCCGAGCGTCCCATCATCGCTCAGGGGTTCAAGGTCGGGCTGGATGGCGAATACCTGGCGGATTCGGTCGAGCAGTTGTTCACCCAGTCCGGCTGGTCGACCACGGTCGAATGCAACGCCGGCAAAACCGGTAAATCCAAGGGCAAGAAAAAGAAAGGGTCGAAACCACCACTCAAGGTGGTGAACATCGAGAAGCAGTAACCGCATCCCATCGCCGCCTGAGTGCGGTTTTTTTATGTCTGGAGTTTGTATGTCCATCACTGAACAACAGCTGCAAAGCATCATGCCCAACGCCCGCCGCCAAGCGGGCGTTTTTGTATCCGCCCTCAATGCAGCCATGGCCCATCGACAGA